GCAAGAGCCAATCTCATGGAAATGACATTGGGTACAGTCCCAGGCGGAGGCACTGCTACAGATTGGAGATATTTGTGTAAAGGTTCTCAAATACCTCCATCAAATATTACACCAATTGAGGTGCCTTATTTCGGGCGCCAAGTGAAAGTTGCTGGGGAAAGTAGAGAATTTCCTGCTTTGTCTACCACAGTAGTTAATGATGAAGGGCATACCCTGAAAGCCGCACTTGAGAAGTGGATGGGGATACTTAACGGTCATAAATCAAATAAGGCCAAAACGGACGTATTTGCGACAAGAAGCGGTTATACTACTCAAATGACTTTAAAAATGTTTAAAAAAGATGGCGAAAAAGATCAAGAGTGGAAGTTTATCGGTGCATGGCCATCAAATGTATCAGCTATTGATCTAAGTTGGGATTCAGGGAACACAATTCAAGAATTCACCGTAGATTGGCAGTATGACTACTACACACATGAGCAAGCAAACGTTACGTCATAATAACCCATTTGCTTTAATACTTATAGATAGAAATATATTATGAAATTATTTGGATTTAATATTGAGAGAGATAAACAGCCTGACTTACCCGCTCTAAGTTTCCCAGAAAATCAGGAAGGTGCTATCGAAGCCACTTCGGCTGGTGGTGCCTTTGCTTCTTATCTTGATTTAGAAGCAGTCGCCAAAACTGACGCTGATTTAATAATGAAATATAGGGAAATGGCCGAGCATCCCGAATGTGATATGGCAATTGAAAATATTATTCAAGAAGCCATTGTTACCAACCAATCAAGAAATCCCGTTGATTTAGACTTAACTCATACAGATTTATCAAAAAATCTTCAAGATAGAATTTCGGAAGAATTTGATATTATCTTGAAATTACTTGATTTTAATAATCAAGCATATGATATTTTTAAGCGCTGGTATATTGAAGGTAGAATCTTTTATCATGTAATGGTAGATCCAAAAGAAATTGACAAAGGAATTCAAGAATTAAGATTAATTGATTCTTTTAAAATTAAAAAAGTTAGACAGATAATCCCAGATACACAAGCTGCACCTGGTGTTTTCAAATTACCTCAATTTGAAGAGTATTATTTGTTCAATGAAAAAGGATTAGTAACACCAAGTCAAATGGGTGTTAAAGTAGCTCCAGATTCTATGATAATGGCACATTCAGGAATAATGACAAGAGATAAGAAATTCGTTGTTTCTCATTTACATAAAGCCATTAAAGGATTAAATCAATTAAGAATGTTGGAAGATGCTGTTGTAATTTATAGAATCGCAAGAGCACCAGAACGAAGAATATTCTATATTGATGTAGGTAACTTGCCCAAGCAAAAAGCCGAGCAGTATCTAAAAGATATTATGACAAGATATAAAAATAAGCTTGTATATGACGCCTCATCCGGTGAAATTAAAGACGATAGACGACATCAATCGATGTTAGAAGATTATTGGCTTCCACGAAGAGAAGGTGGAAGAGGAACAGAAATTTCTACTTTACCTGGCGGGCAAAATTTAGGTGAAATGGAAGATGTTGATTATTTCCGAAGGAAATTATATCAATCATTAAATGTTCCTTTATCCCGATTAGAAGCTGATACACCTTTTGTATTAGGTAGAGCATCTGAAATTAGTAGAGATGAATTAAAATTTTCAAGATTTATTGATAGAATTAGAATAAGATTTTCACATTTATTTTTTCAAATAATGGAAAAGCAATTGATTCTCAAAAACGTTATTCATACATCTGAATGGCCAAAATTAAAAGAAACTATCAGATTTAATTATGCAATGGATAATCACTTTGCTGAATTAAAAGAACAAGAATTAATGGCTGATAGATTTAATATGATGAGAGACGCAGAAGATTTAGTTGGAAATTATTATTCCAAGCAGTTTGTCAAAGATAGAATTCTTAGACTTACACCAGAAGAACAAAAGAGAATCGAAAAAGAAATTAAAAAAGAAGAAAAAGAAGCTGAATCAGATGGTGATCAATATCCGCCGCAGTCAGGAATGCCACCAGCAGTTCCACCAGTTAATAAAATTAATGTACAACCTGGAGCAGATCCAGGAGGCGGAAACTTTACACCAGCAGGTGGGGATCAGGGTCTAGCAACATCTCAAGGAATGCAACAAGCCCAAGATGAAGTACAACCAGAATTGTTAGCAGGTGAAAAAATATTAACGCTAAATAAGAAAAGAATATATGGTGGAAAATAATGGTAGAGAAATTATAGCAACAATTATTGATGATATTGTTGCAGGCAGAGATTATAATGCACTGACTTCAGTCCAGGATGTATTACAAAAAAATACTGCCGGAAGAGTAACGGATTTTAAAAAAGATCAAGCTGAAATAATGTTTAAGGAAAAACAAGATGTTTAAATACGATAGAAAAACATTCTTACCATCAGATCAACGTCAAGAGTTGAATGAAATCAGTGATGAAGAAAATCCTGAATTTATGTTTCAAACAATGCATATGAAGCTTGTTATTGCCATAGCGAATGGAAAAATTAACGCTAAAAAAGCAGCATTAGAAGAGTTGGCTAATCGTGGTTATGATAAAAACGGTAAATGGGTTGGATGGGATGAGGACCCATCACAAACTGCTCAAACTGCCAAGAAACGTGTGGCTGCAAATAAAGCAATGCAAAGGAAAAGATTCGTATAAATAAAACTATACACTTTAGGAAATATAGATATGAAATTAAAAGCTGCAAATACTGCTAGTACATTAACAAATTTGAGTTTAGGAAACGCTACTGCTATAGCCGTAACTACTACCGCTGTTACATTAATTACTATCATAGATAGTGACGGAACAGCATTAGGATCAGACGGAACTGTAGTTGGCTCAATTTCATTACCTGCTGGTTCAGTACAAATTATACAAAAAAACGCAGACCAGTATATTAAGGCTAGCACTACAAATGCGCAGTATACACCGGTTGCTAGGTCAAGTTATTAAGGAAAATAAATGAAATTAATTTGCGAAGTAAATGAAGAAATAGAAACTCTGGTTGAAGCAGATGGAGACAAAAAAGATTATTTCATTAAAGGTGTTTTCCTTCAAGCAGAACAGAAAAACAGAAATGGTCGCATATACCCTATGGAGACTATGGCGAAAGAAGTTGATCGTTATAGTAACCAATACATTAAAACAAATAGGGCTTTTGGCGAACTAGGTCATCCAGATGGACCCACGATTAATCTGGAAAGGGTATCGCACATGATTAAAGAGTTGAAGCAGGATGGGCCCAATTTTACGGGTAAGGCGAAAATCATGGAAACCCCCTACGGGAAAATTGTTAAGAACCTAATTGACGAAGGTGCGAAGTTAGGTGTAAGTTCCAGAGGAATGGGTTCTCTGAAAACTGCAGGTGGCGCACAAGTTGTGCAAAACGATTTTCATCTTGCAACGGCTGGTGATATTGTTGCAGATCCTTCCGCCCCCATGGCTTTCGTAGAAGGCATCATGGAAGGTAAGGAATGGGTTTGGGATAACGGTATTTTAAAAGAAGCTGAAGTACAAGAAATTAAAAACGTTATAGTTAAAGAATTTGCTAAGAAAACGAAGAATGAATCGGTTTACGTTGATTCTTTTGAAAAGTTTTTATCAAAGCTTTAATTTTATAAATATATACAGTAACTAAAAATTCATAGGAGATTGTAAATGTCTGAACAAGAAACTGTCCAAAAGCAGCAGTCTCTTGCCAATAGTGTGAACGAACTAGAGACTTTAGCTCAACAAGCATTGGAATTAGATGGCGAGGCAAGGGAAGAGCTCGTTGAACAGATTAAAACACGATGCACAGAAGAGGGTCTGTCTTCCCAAGAGACTGATGAGCTATTGGAAGAGATAGGTCTTGTTCAGGAAGCACGAGTGGTACAAGAGGCTGATAACAAACCTAAAGCTGGAAAAGGCGAATCTGCTGATAAAGTAGATGGCGACCATGGTAAAGAAAATCCTGATCCGAATCAAGTAAAAGGATCCGGTACATCCATGGGTAACCCAGTTAAGGGAAAAGCAAAAAATAGCGATAAGGGTGAAAACATGGATAAGGTAAAAGAAGATTCCTTACCTAAAACAAAAGCCGGTATGATGGCAGCTGTTTATGAGAGATTAGGAAAACTGAAGAAAGATCAGATTTCTTCTAATTACGAATCCATTCTAAAATCCTTAGATATAGTATCAGAAGGCACAGAAGAGCCTACTGATATGAAGCCTTTAGATGTAGCTGATGATATCAACGCATTAACTGAAGGCGAGGAGCTTTCTGATACTTTCAAAGAAAAAGCAAGTACTATCTTTGAAGCCGCGGTGCAAGCTAAAGTAAATTCAGTAATAATTGAAAGAGAGCAAGAGCTTGAAGAACAAATGAAAGCTCAACTTTCTGAAGAGATTGAC